AGGCCGCTGTCAAAAAGCTCACCAGCGCAGCCATCCGTAATGGGATTGATGCCTCCGAATCTTTGATTCGTTTTACTATTGAATCGGCTGTCCAACGTGTCAAAATCGAACAATGAAAGACAAACTTCTAGCATTCTTGGTCAGTAAGGCGGGCGGGGTTCTTACCCCCCTCATCGCCATGGCGGTAGCCGCTATTGTCTCCCGTCTTGCTATGGTTGATCCGAAGCTGGCCGAATCCGTCGATCAGGTCAGTCTCACAGGCTTCATTGTTGCCCTCCTTATCTCTATCGTTAACTACATCACTAACGAAGTGAACGTCAGGGGGGTCAAAAAAATCCAAGCCTTGGTCAATACGGATGAGGATGGAGTGGCTGGACCTATTACTTTCACCGAAGTCCGCAGGGCCATTGAAGTCAAAAAGCCCGCAACCAAGCGTAAACGTAAGTGAAACCAATCAAAGATGAAGTCCTCAAAGCCATATTTACCAAAAAGCGCGAAGAAGATCGCAGAAGTTTCCTTGTCCGTTTATTCAGTTCCATCCGCTTCTGGGTCAAAGGGAAGCGGGGCGATGATGGAAAAACTTCCGTCACCATCGGAGTCCGAGGTGGAGCGGATTTCTAGGAATTGGGATATTGGCAGGCGTCAGTGCAAGTGGTAAAATGAATGGGTGAGCAGTTGGCCCCATGTTAAAGTTAATCCAGAAACTCTTTGGTTCTATCGGCTTCGATACTGGCCAAGCGCCGTCCTCACCGAGCTTGCCCTCCGAATCGCAAGAGAGCTTAAAGCCCGAACCGCCAAAAGAACCCAAGACCAAACCTGCCCCGAAACAGAAGACCCCCAAGGCTCTTGAGAATCTAGCCAAGATTGCCCTATCCCAAGTCGGGGTGAAGGAGTCTGGCGGCAACAACAACGGGGCCAAGATCCGCAAGTACCAATCGGCAACCAGTCTGAAGCCAGCTTCATGGCCGTGGTGTGCGGCGTTTACGGGTTGGGTAATTCAAGAGTGGCTCAAAGACAAGGAGAACGTGGAATGGCTTGGACTCAAGGTTATGACCCCAGAAAAGTGGAGGCCCAAGACCGCAGCAGCATTCGGGTATATCCAGTGGGCAAAGGGGCGTCCTGCAACCACCAAGGTTTTATCCTCAAAAGCCAAGCCTCAAGTGGGGGACTTTGTCATCTTTGATTTTTCCCATATCGGGATTGTGGTCAAGGTTGGTGAAAAAAACTTCCAATGCGTGGAGGGAAATACCAACGGTCGGGGAACGCGAGATTCTACCTCTGGTGACGGCGTGTGGCTCAAAACCAGAACATCTTCATTGGTAAGGAATTACGTCAGGATTAACTCGTCAACAGCGCGATGAAAGACCAGCCCAAGCCCCGAAAGAAAAAGATCTACCGCAAGCCCGAAAGCAAAACCTGTTTCTACTGTGGGTCGGAAAAGATTGAACGTTTATCAATGGGAGGCGTCAATATTATCCGATGCAAGCATTGCGGAGAAACCCAAGACTAGACCAATGGCATCTCATGACCAGAGACTCCAGAAGGTATTGGACAAACTATGTCGCGATTTGGTTGAATACTTTGATTCGGGCTTTGTCGTTGCCACTTTTCAGGACGGCACCGAAACCAAGAACGCCTTCCTCAAGTTTGGCAATGATTATGCCATCGAAGGCATTGTATCCAATATCCATGACATCCTCTATGGACAAGAAGAGGACGAGGACGACGACGACTTGGATGACGGGGATTTAGAAAAAGTAATCAAAGACACATAAACTACACACAATGGCCAATGGAACCCTATCCTTCACCCTACCAGAAGAACAAGTGGAGTTTGAAAGAGCTTGCAAGGCTGGCGACATCTACTGTGTTCTTAATCGTTTTGACGATGAGCTTCGCAACCATCTTCGCCATAATTCTCATTCCTCTTGGGACAGCACAACTGTTGAAGAAATTAGACAGATTCTTAACGATTTGATTGCCGACTACGGCATCACCATCCACTAACCACGCACATATGACTACAGTATACATCTGTGGCCCCATGAGGGGCTACCCGAAGCTTAACCATCCTGCCTTCTTTGAGGCCGAAGAAACCTTGCTCAAAGCTGGACATCAAGTAATCAATCCCGCAAGGATGGATCAGAATCTTGGGCTAGACCCCCACAACTCCCAGATGGATGGGAAGTTCATTGAAGAGGCAGCAAGAAGGGACATTGACGCCGTTTTTGAATGCGATGAGCTTGTCTTGCTTCCTAAGTGGGAGAAGTCCAAGGGCGCACGGGCTGAAGTCGCCGTAGCCCAATGGCTGGAAAAACCCTTGCGTCTCTACCCATCTATGGTTAGATTGGAGAAAGAAGATGTGTGCGACATTGCCAAACGTCTTACTTCCTATGATCGTCAAAGCGACTACGGAAGCCCGATTGATGACTTTACCAAACAAGCCAAGATGTGGGGAGCCATCCTTGGCGTCAATGTAACCCCGCAACAAATCGCCATGTGCATGATCGCCGTCAAACTCTCCAGACTTACCAACTCACCCCGTCATCGGGACTCAGTCGCAGATATTTGCGGCTACGCACGGTGTCTGGATCTCTGTAACCAAGCAACCTCTCTATGAGTAAAAAAATAGCAGTCCTTTCGGATTTCCATTGCGGCCACAAGGTCGGACTGACCCCAAAAGGCTATCTACCCGAAGAACCAGCAAACGAAAGGGCACGGTGGGTTCGCGCCAATCAGGCTTACTACAACTGGTATAAGAAACACATCAACCTCCATGGACCTTACGATGTTATCTTCCTCAACGGAGACCTTGTAGACGGCACAGGTAAAAAGTCGGGAGGCACCGAACAAATCACCACTGACATGGAAGAGCAGTGTGATATGGCGGTTAAGATTATCCGTGAAATCCCGAAAACAAAAAACTGTTCTATCGTCATTACCCGTGGAACGCCCTACCATACAGGGGATTCGGAGGATTGGGAAAACATTGTTGCTGATAGGGTTGGAGCAGCTATCGGAGAACATGAATGGGTGGATGTGGAAGGGGTTGTATTTGACCTTAAACACCACCCAGCAGGCTCCAGCGGTATTCCCCACGGTCGCCATAGCGGAGTGGCCAGAGACCGCCTCTGGAACCTTATATGGGCCGAAAAAGAGTTGCAGCCCAAGGGAGATGTATTTATCAGATCCCATGTCCACTACCATAACTTTGCTGGAGGCCCAGACTGGCTGGCTATGACCACCCCAGCCCTACAAGGATTCGGTAGTCGCTACGGAGCCAGACGCTGCACGGGTATTGTGGACTTCGGTTTCGTCACTTTCACCGTTAACAAAGGAACATACACATGGCAACCCATTATAGCAAAACTGGAAGAGCAAAAGGCTCCGATGATAAAATTGTAGTCCCGTCATGGGATAGCGTCTGGGAGTCTTTCAGGGAAGACAACACCAAGACCACAATTGAAGCCATGGAGGCCGAAGGATGGAAGACGGTTCGGGATGTCGCCCGAATGACCAGCCTATCAAGGCAGAGGGTGTTGGAGTTGGCTAATAGCGACAAGATGGAGTCGATAAAGAAAAAGGTTATTCAAACTGGTAAAACCCGCGAGATGGTATTTGTCAGGCCAAAAATTTAAATAAAAAGATTCGCTGGGCAGGATGCGTTAACTGTAGGAACCCCATTTGAAAAACAGTCTGGATCAGGTCTTGTTATTACTGGAAAGCCAGATTCAACATCTATATTTGGATCATTTGGTACATAATCTGGCAAGAATGAAAACTTGCTTATATAGAGAATGATTTGCGTTTGATTCGGTGCCGTCAAATTAAATGTCGGTCCATAAATTCTATTTTCTTCAGCATTAACTGAATGCGACATTGATTGCAATCCTCCAGACCACTCGTATGTATCATAAGGGTCACTTTGTGGATTGATAAATCCCTGATCAGGATCCCAAGTAAAATTTACCCCATCTATCCACATTTTAAAAAAACCAGAAAATGTTGGTGGGTGAAATGCTTGGACTTCTGACACTGTAATGGCAGCACCGCTAAAATCTGAATACCTAGATGCTACTGGATTAATTGTTTCATTCCATTCAGAATATTCAACTTGAGAAAGTCTAGTCTCTGCGTATCCAATTAATTCTTCTGGTGTTACCTGTTCTGAGTATTCCACGCTTTGAAGCTCGCCTTCCCCTCCACCTTCAGGAAGATCAGAAATAATTTCTTCAATACAATTATTAGTTACTGGATCATAGGTATATGTTCTTGTTATGCTTCCTATTTCGTAAGTTTCAACATACATCTTGTAATAGAATCCGTCATCGGGATTCTGTACCCCACACGCAGAAACCGCAACTGATTTTGTGCGTGATCTTATTTCAAAAGGATAAAAATCTATTGATAGATCTGGCAGTAATTCCGAAAAATCAAATCTTGGAATTTCGTCACAGCAGTTACAGGCCGAATTTAATGACACTGACATGAAAATTATCTACTAAAAGAAACTCCATAAAATGGGGCTGTTGATCTAAACCAGTTGCGACAAATGTTTACATCGACAGATCCACAATCATAATTTTCAACAGTAAATCTTATGTTTCCTTCGTTGTCGCTTTCAATTTGTTCATAGGCTCCAAGTGGATAATGAAAACTAGTATTTGAATTATCTGGTATTTCTTCTCCATTATCAACATTCACCGAAACAATTGTTCCGAGATTTTCGTCAATTTCAATTTTTGCCCAAACAAGGCCACTTCCACTATTTTCAATAAGCTTTCCTTCTATGGAATCGAAATCGTCAGGAACTTGTCCAGCAACTGTTCCCGCTCCAATCCAAACTTCTTGATCTCCATCTTCATTTGTTTTGGTGTAAATGTTTAATCCAACGCAATTTTGACCAACGCCGCCACTTTGAACAACTTCCTGTGTTACTGGTGGATCTTCTTCAAGTTTTGCTGTTTCTGGAACTGTTTGTTTAAAATCAAATTTAGGAATTTCTGGAAGATTATTATTTACTGCGTTACTTGCTGCTAGAGGTGAGTTGCTTGCTTGGGTTCCAATAACGCCACCGCCATCTTTTTCCCAAGATGGTTGGGCTTCTTTTAAGGCTTGAACCAACTCGCTAAAACTTTTTGTTGTTTCTTGTTGGATATTTTGAGTTTGAGAGGAGCCCGTACTTAATTGTTCGATAGTCGAAGCAATTTGGCTTATTTGCCTTTCCAATTCTGATATTCTGGATTGTTCGTTTTCTCGCATAATTTATGGATGGAACACCTTGTATACTTCTTCGATCCAAATTCCAAATCTCCATTTTTCCACGTTAACCATTCCAACATTTTCAAATCCAGAACTTGGGGGCGTGGCCGTTGATCCTATATGAAGAGTGGCAACGCCATTTGAACCAACCTCTGTGAAAGATCTTGGGAAAGCGCCCCTATCTGGCAAATCTGAGTTGCTTGAGGACTCTATTTGAATAAACGTGTCTTCATCTGGGGTTTCATTTTGTAATTGGATACCATCTTGAAGAACTGGACCAAACACAATGGTATTTGCAAATGTGTCGGATTTAAGCTGTGTTGTCCTTGCCTCTTTTAATCTTGTATCGCCAGTGCCGCTGACATTAATTCCGCTTTTTAAAAATCTTCCAATTCCATTAATTGTTATAGATCCATAAGCTGGATTCCACTTATAGATTTGAGGGGTGTTTGAGGGAGGATTCAAATAATACTTTCTTGTCACTCTGCACCTTACTGGCCCAGAATATCCCTGTTCTATTTTTACATAAGCAGAGCCCCTCAGAGTTGAAGATCCGTATGTTGAAATGCCGAAATTCCAACTCAATCCATTATCTCTTATAAAGTCTGCATTAAAAACTCCATCGTTTTCTGATCCTGTATCCTTGCCAACCTCCCAATTAATTCCAGCTTCTCTCAATACATCTGGATATCTATAATTCATTGTTGTTTCAAAAACTTCTTCATCTGGGAGTTTTTGAACGCTTGTTATAATTTGAATGGTGTTCCAAACATCAATAGATTGATGTTCTATGGAACCATTTTGAATAGTTTGTGGAGAAAGCGGCGGACCCTGTATAAGGGACTTCTCAACTCTAAGTAATGTTTTTGTTTCTGGATCTTGCTTGTATTCGATTAACGGGGCTGGCGAATCGACTTGAATCTTTTCTCCAATATATTTTCCGCCACCCAACGGAGTTTTTCTATTGGATAAAATTGAATAGCCAACCTCCAATGTTTCGTCTTCACTGTATGTTTCGGTAACAGATTCTGCTCCCCAAGTTCCCGTTTGTTTTCCAACCAGTGTTCCACTTGGAGCGTCATCTCTTGATGTGGTGGATATTCTTTTAACAAAATCGTCAATCTGTTGTTCGGATTTTGATATTTCGTCATTATTAAGACTTAGACTTTCTTCAACTTCTCCTTCAATCGTTGATTGCTTCGTAACCAAAGGAAGTTCAATTCTGAACTTTTGAGGTGCTGGGTCTGGACGCTCCGTGGAAACTGTTTTTGCTTCAAATATTTCACCTATTTCTTCTTCTGTCTTTAAGGTGTATCCATTCCCCAAAGATTCCACATTTCCGCTTATGGTTGCCGATGGATTTATAACCTGTGTCCCCCTGTCAACCGTTCTTGTAATTATGACCCTTTGTTTAAATTCATTGATTCGTTCGTCTGTAAGTTGGGTGCCATCAATATCATCTCTTGATGTGGTCCTTTTTCTTTTTGTAAATTTTGTAACCTGCTGCTCGCTTTTTGATAGCTCGGTTTCTTCAAGCTGTAATTCTTCTTCGATTTCCCCTTCTACTGTTTCTTCATTTATTTTTATTGGTTTTTCGGCGCGAAAAGCGGCTGGAATAGTTTCGGGCCTTTCAACAGATAGAACTTTTTCTGAAAAAACTTCATCTTTAGTAATCTCTGTTTTAATTGTTTTTCCGTCACCAATATCTTCAACCTGACCACTGACAAATGCGGATGGTTCAATGGACTGAACTCCATTTGAAAGTGTCCTTGTTACAACGGCCTTTAATCCATTTTCATCTATTTGTTCACCAGTAAGAATGGCAGAATTAGTAAGATCTCTTGTAGTCTTTCTTGTTCTCTTTACAAATTCAGTAATTTGTTGCTCTGATTTGGCTATTTCATTGTTGAACAGCGTTACGTTTGTTGCCGTTCCAACTTCATTAAATTCTTCTGTAATGGCTGGCTTTTCGGCGCGAAATTCTACAGGAATATTGTCTGGCTTTTCGGATGAAAACGTCTGACCTCTAAAAATTTTAGACTTTGTATCTTGTGTTTTTAAAGTGAATCCATCACCTAAAGCCTGAACGCTTCCGCTTCGAGTTGCGGATACTGAAATCTGTTGTTGTCCATCAACAACCGTTTTGGTTCTAGTAATGACCAATCCGTCATTATCAACTATTTGTTCTGTAAGTTGGGGATATGGACCAACTTGTCTTGTGGTTTTTGTTTCCCGAATTTTATCTTCGGTCACCCTTTGAACGCTCTTCGCGACTTCGTTTTCTTCAAGCGAACCAACTGTGGCCTCGGTTCCAGATTTTACCGTGACTTCTGTCAAGTCTGGCAGGGAAGCCCGAAACTCCACAGGAATAAAGTCGGGTTTTTGTAAAGACTGCTGTTTTTCGTCAAAAACAACGGGAACGTTAATTTCTGTTTTAATGGTTCTTCCATCACCCAGTTCTTCAACAGAGGCGTCAATTAGCGTTGCGCTCGGATTTATGGTTTGGGGACCATCAGCTAAACGAATTATTCTGGTGGCCAGTTGGCCTTGTGGTGTAAGTACACTTTCTTCCAAAGAAACGGCGGCAGTAATATCCCTTGATGTGGTGGATATTCTTTTAACGAATTCGGTAATTTGTTGTTCGGTTTTTGAAAACTCACCATCCTCAAGCGAAAAATTTTCAATAACAATTCCTTCAACATTTTCTTCAGTAAGAAACTCTTCTTGTTTGGCTCGGAATTTTTCTGGCGTTAGATCTGGCTTGGATTTTCGGATTGATTTGCCATCAAAGATTTTTTGTATAGTGGTTTCGGTTTTGACAGTCCTGCCATCTCCAAGAGCTTCTACCGAAGCATCGATCATTTTGGCTGATGGTGTAAAAGATTGATCTCCACTTGCAAGTGTAAGAACCCTTGATCCAATCAGTCCTTCTGGGGTAAGAACTTTCTCACCAAGAGTAACCGCCGAAGTGATAGCCCTTGATGTAGTGGAAACTCTTTTTACAAATTTGTTTATCTGTTGTTCGCTCTTGGCAAACTCTCCAGCGGAAAGTTTGGGTGCGGTGGCTGTTCCAGCAACGTTTTCCTCAATGGTATTACTTTCTTGTGCCCCGCGAAACTTTTGCGGAGTAAGGTCATCTTTTGTTTTTTGAAATGTTTTGGCGGAAAAGACTTCTGGAACTTGGGTTTTGCGAATAACAAAATTACCATCACCTAAAGCTTCACTTTCAATGGTGGTGGTTGCCGTTGGTTTTTCTGAAGTATTTCCAAGCTGAAGCGTTTCGGTAATGGTTACTTCTTGACGGTCATTGTCGGTGGCCTTTTGAATGAGGGTCTTGGGCAAAACTGATTGATCACGCGAAGTCGCTGTTGTTCTCTTGAGAAACTTGTTGCGCTGTTCTTCGGTTCTGGAAATCTCACCAGTAAGCAGGGTTGGTAATTCGGCTTCACCCGCAATTACCTCCTGCTCTGATTGAAGCGGGACGGCTACGCGAAATTTTTGTGGAATAGGATCGGGACGTTCAACAGAAAACGTCTTGGCGGTAAATACTTCTGGCGTATCGACAATGCGCTCAACAAGAGATTCGGCATCCTCGCGGGAAACTTCTACAGTCCTAGTAGCAGTGGGATTGGGAGGGACATATCCATCGGCTCCCTTGCGTTGTGTTGTAATTGTAACGAGTTGCCCATCATTGTCGGTGGCCCTGCCAATCAGTTGTGGTCCATCCACCTTGTAGGTCTGGACAATCTTGACCGAAAGAAATTCGTTGTAAGGTTCGTAAGAAGTCTGGGTAATGATTCCGTTTATATTTTCTAGGCTTCCCTCTTCTTCTCCCGTGGGCACGAAGAGTTGACGGCGTTCTTGAACTGGGCCGCGAGAAGCATCATAAAAATCCCGATCCCGAATAGGAAAAAGAGAGTTGCCATCTTCATCGGTTTTGATCGACCAAGTCTCCTCAATTTCATTTGAAACAATTGCCGAACCCTCGCGACCCTCATAGGAAACCTTTTTATCGGTGGCTAGACTGGCTTGTTGGTTCTCGTTTTTGACTGCCCTGCGCCTTCCCTGAATCGGGCCCAGATCGTCATCGTAGCGGGTAAACGGCACCCAAGGAGAAGGTAGGATCTCGTAAATGTGGGTAACCCGCTCGTCCCCATTGGAAGGCTGGGAACCTGTAAAGACATGGTTAGGATAACGCTTGCTATCAGGATGGGGACTTAAATCCTCTGGCACCCGATACCCCGCAACACGGGGATCTGCTCTCAGTCCAATCGTTGGAAAGTCTCTATCGTTCGCCGCATAAGAAATAACGTAGGAACGATTTAGGGGTGGTTGCTCTGCCATTTCGGAAAACTTACTCTAAAAAGAAGATTGCGGCAAGATGATTTTCCGCTTGCATTGGTTAGCAGTAATGATAAGTTGCTCACTTGGAAGGCATTCGTCTTCCTGTTTTCATGTGTGTGGGGCGGGGTCGGGCTAAAAACTCGGCCCCGCTTTTTTTGAACGCTTGACAAGTTGGGTTGTCGGATATAACGAACACCTACCTATATGGCATATCAATCAAACCAACCCAAAGCACCAGTCCTCTCACATTTTACCTTGGCTAAAAACGGGCCGAAACTCGTAGCCGTCAAATCGCCCCCTAAATGGGTGAAGAACAACTCATTGTGCGTTATCGAATTAATTGTTGATGGCGCAGCCCATGTGTATTTCACTGAGAACAAGGACATTGCGTCGAAGTTCCAGCAATATGTGGGCAAGTCCGTGGTGCTGATTGCCTCTGGTAACTCCAAGCAGAAGACCGATTCCATGGAGATCCAGCCTGCTGGGGTTCCCGCTTCAAGCCTACCCGCAGTCCAGAGTGCCCCGCAATCGCCTCAGAAGCCCACAGAAAAGGTCATTACGGCCCCAGCCCACCCAGACAAGGATGCAAAGCAATTCCTCTGTCAGGCGGCAAATCTGATGCGGCTGTGCGTCAAGAAGGCCAATGACATTGCGGTAGAACTGAACCTTCCCGACCAGCACCGTCAAGGGATAGCAACGACGATGTTTATCCAAGCGGATCGACAGGGTTTTATCCAAGCCATGCCAATCACGGCATACACCCCCGAACAACTTGGCTTCGGGGCGAGCAAGGCAGAATCCCTGAACAGTCCACAAGCGAATGACTGATGAACGAGAGCGCGGCATCGAAATTCTGTCGCATGATAAAGGATCATTCCTCGTTCAAAGTCGGACGAATCGCGAAGACTACTACATGGTGGAATTCGCTACCGATGAAGTCGGGGATATCACAGGGTGTTCCTGCACTTGTTCAAGCTATCAATTCCGCAAAGAGTGCTTCCACATCCGATACCTCTGTAAACTCTTGGGCGTCCAAACGCCGAAGCCAACAAACAACCAACTAGAAAGAGCAGCATAATATGAAAGGCAAAAAGAAAGTAGCAAAAGTCATGGGAGAGTACGGCAAGGGCAAACTTAAAAGTAGCTCTGGCCAGAAAGTTAAAAGTCAGAAGCAAGCCATTGCTATCGCACTCAGCGAGGCTGGCATGAGCAAGAAGAAAAAGAAACGCTAGTGACTGTCACTAATACATACAATCTCCCACAGCCCTTCGTAGACCTCGTCAGCGAGGATACCTACAGCAAGGGCGAGTCCGATATCACTACTACGGGATTGGCCCAACCCCCCAAGATTTCAGAACTGTGGAGACGCCATGGCAACGAGATCACCATGGACTGTTCCGAGAAAGTGTGGACAATGTTAGGAACTGCCAATCACTACGTTCTGGAGCAGATTGCAAAACGCAATCCCGAACGCTACGTTTGCGAACAGAGATTTTACGTCACGGTGGACGGGGTCAAGCTGGGTGGACAGATCGACCTCTATGACCGCGAGACTGAAACCCTGTGGGATTACAAGGTCAGTAGCGTCTACAAAGCCATGAGTGATGACAAGCTTGAGTGGACAAAGCAAGCCAACGTCAATAAACTCCTCTGCGAACACAACGGCATCCATCCCAAGAAACTGGCCATCCTGCTTGTTTGTAAGGATTGGAAGCGCAAGGACGCCGAATTCAAAGCCGACTATCCCAAGTGCGCCATCCAAGAAATCCCGCTCCAGATTTGGCATGAGGCCGAAACAATGGCCTACATTCGTTCCCGTATCGCCTTGCACAATGCTGCAAAGCTGATAGAAAAAGAGGATGACATCCCCGCCTGCACCGAGGAAGAGCGTTGGAGCAAACCCACAACGTGGGCCGTCCTCAAAGAAAAAGGAGCGAAACGTGCCCTTAATGGTGGCTTATACGGATCTGAGGCTGAAGCTTTGTCACACGCCCGTCGAGTCAATGGTCATGTTGAGAAACGGGAGGGTGAGGAAACAAGATGTCTTAGCTATTGCCAAGTCAGGCGTTGGTGCCATTTCGGAAGAAACCTAAAATAATACTATGAGCATAGAATATAGAGGAGAAAAATTCAGTGGCTATAACAAGCCAAAAAGAACGTCTGGAGGACCCAAGAAATTTGCGGTCTTAGCCAAGCAAGGCGACGAGGTAAAACTCGTAAGATTTGGTGATCCCAATATGTCAATCAAGAAGGATCAGCCAGCCCGAAAGAAAAGCTATTGCGCTCGTTCTGGAGGGATCAAGGGAACAGGAAACAAACTCTCTGCCAACTACTGGTCGAGGAAAAAATGGGATTGTTAATACTATGAAGAAAAAAGGACTATACGATAATATCAACGCACGGAAGAAGGCTGGCACTAGCCGCCCGAAATCCAAATCTACTATCGATCCCAAGGTCTATAAGAAGATGAAGAGCAAAAAGGGTGGGTTTAAAGAAAAATGAAACCACATCCAGACGATAGCATTTTCAAGGTCAAAGACTTCATCAACGAACTCTCGCGGGTTCAAGATTCTTACTTTGAGTCTCTGTGCTTTGAGCTTGGATTAGGTGACGGAGATGAACTTAAAGATCATCTATTCGACTATATCTATAACGAAACAGAGATGATCACCTTTGGTGAGCATCTTGATGGTTTCGGGCTTGGGGATCTTTGGGACGGGCTGTGACCCTCAACATCTTCACGATTGTCCTTGATGGGTCTCCGTGGATCGGGGCGCAGTTTGCTGAGTTGTGCCGATTGAGGGGCGTTGACTGGCATTGGTCTATTGTCGAGGGGGCGGCGATGCCACAGAAAGATACCGCTTGGATGGGTAACCAGACAGGGAAAGTTTCCCACGATGGTACTCATCAATTCCTACAAGCCCTAGCGCACCATCCCCGAATCACGGTTAATAGCAAATCGGAATGGGGTGGTAAGACAGAGATGATTAATGCGGCGTTGACCGCATTTAAGAAAGACGGCGTCTTACTTCAAATGGATAGTGATGAGTTGTGGACGGCGCAGCAAATGAGTGATCTCATTCCAATCTTTGATGGCAACCCCGAAATCAACACCTTGAAGATCAAGATGGATTACATGCTTGGTCCTAACGTAAAGTCCACATCCACAGAAGGTTACGGAAACAGGAAAGACGAGTGGGTGCGGGCTTGGAGGTACAGCGTTGGACTCTGGATGGAGCGCCATGAACCTCCCGTGTTTAATGGTAACAAGGGTAAGATTTGCGAACGAGACGAAGCAACAGCTATGCTAGGACCAGTCCTCCACATGGCATGGGTGACCCCGCAACAAGTATCCCAGAAGCAACGCATATACAAAGGTGGATACGAAAATGCCTGTGAAGATTGGGATAGGCTACAGCGCAACATGAAATGGCCTGTCAAAGATCTTAAACAGTTTTTGCCTTGGGTTGGTAGCGGGGCTTCGGCGGATTTACTTTTCAAGCAATAATCCGCTATTGACCTTCTAGAGAAGGCGTGGTAATTTCGCGGGCAAAATGTCCTCATTGACCCTTGGCCTCGCCTGCGAGAGAATTCCTGCATCAGTAAAACCCATTGCCGATCCTCCTGATCTGGCGGGTTTTGATGCGGAAGCAGAACTTCGCAATAACATCAATCGCTTCTGCGAGAGGGTATTGGCCGAAGGCAAGTGGCAAGGTACTCTGGTGCAGGCACTTATCACCGCCTACGAGGACGCCAACGACAACAAGTTTATTACCCTTCCTCGCCATCTGGAGACTTGTATTCGGGCTGGCAAGGCGGGATACAAGACCGTAGCCGTGCAGAGTGAGTGGTATCAGTATTTGCCCCAAGGGCGCGGCATCCGTAAGGCGGATGAGAAATACTTCGGCCCCATCCAAGACATGGGAGAAGGCTTTGTCACATTTCGGGACATGGAGACGCCGTCCCAACTTACCATATCTAGCAGCGAGACAGAGTGTGCAGGAAGCTACATCTGGATTCGCGGAAAGGACTCAAATGGGAATAAAATTTATTCTACAGTGGATGGAGAACGAGTGGAGGGAATTCGTCTTGACCTTGGAGACGGAACCCAAACCACTTCACAGACGTTTAAAGAGATCTATTCTGTCGAGAAGACCCCTACCACGGGCGTTATCTCCCTATCGGCTGGGGCGACTACGCTTGCCAAGTATGAGGCAGGCGAGCGGGTAATCAGCTACCGCCGCTATCTGGTAGACCGCAATTGGGACGCTGTCCAAGGCATCTTCAAGCGTAAGCATTGCTGGGCTATTAGCGACAATGATCCGCTCTATCCCGATTCTCTGGAAGCAATCAAGCTTGGTCTTATGGCCCTCAACGCCGAAGAAAAGGCCGATGTCGAGCGTGGACAATATTACATGGACAGAGCGATTCTTCTTCTCAACGCCGAACTAAAAGAGTATAACGCAGGGCAAGAAGGGGTTATGCAAATTGCTCCTTGGCTTACCCGCCGACTCGTAAACATGACTTAATATGAATCCAATAATTTCATCAAGACAGCCAACATCAATGCAGGATTACATGAGAGATAATCCATTTACAAGACAGGCCCGATTGGAAGCTAGTCTACCTTTCATACAAGCAGGTCCAGAAGGCCAGCGAAGAATGTCTGAAAATGTTCAAAAGGGACTTCCACCCGACATTGATCCTCAAAGAATTTTTGTTTCTGGATATACTGCTGGATATACTCCAATTTATTCTGCCGTATTGGGTGCAAGTGGAGGATTCGGCGGTGGATGGGGATCTATTGGAATGGATCGTGAGCCAAAATCTACTGGCAAGCTAAAAGCTGGTGCCCCGCTTGGATCTGCTGGTAGCAGTGGATATGATTTGGCAAAACGCATGAGGGGTGGCGGCGGGCCACAACCCGCAGCAGGAGTGGCTACTGATATTGCTAAAGGGCAAGCGCCAACATTAACCGACACGCCGTCTCCATATAGTGGTTTTGGATTCGGCTCCCCAAATCTTGGAATGGGAAATTATACCCCACCCACAACAGAACAGACTCCAAAGTTTGGATTGGGTGGATCTTCTCTTACTTCTCCGCTTGCTGGTCCGTCTCCCAGCATTTCGTTTCCCACTAAAGAAGAAGAAATTCTTAATCCTTATGGACTAAGAAATTACTAATTCATGGCCGAACCTCTTTCAGCTTTTGACGCAGCAAGGGTCCGTTGGGGCTGGGGAACATCCAGTGATCCCGCCGAACGCGAGCGTTTTGCCCAAGCTGGGCTTTCGCCGTTAACCAGCGAAGAACGCATGAGGATGGAGCGGGGTTGGGGGGCTTCTCCTTTAGCCAGCAAAGAATCCCGTGAAGCCATGGTGGCAGAAGAGGTGAGGCGCGGAGACCGTCCAGCATCGCAATTACCTGAAGCTTATGGTGGTCGCCCGACAGGAACCACTCGCAGAGCCTTTCGCATGCAACAAGCTTGGGATGAACAACAAGCAGCCGCCGTTCAACAACAACAAGAGATGCGGGCGCAAGCAGAATATCAAAGACAACTTGAAAGAGCCGCAAGGCAAGAAGCGCGGGAAGAATATCGCTATAACAAAGAGGTGGAAGCAGACCTTGCTAATAGCACAAAAGATTTAGAAATAGAAAAACAAGGAATGGCCTTTGCTTCGGGATTGAGGCAGCTTGATCCCAGATCTCCCGACTATCTGATTGAGCGCACCAAACTCTATGATGACAATCCTCTAGCTCTTGCGGACCCGAACATTCAAAAACTCACAAACGAGTATGATGAGATAAACAAAATTTATCGGGAGAGAGATGAGAAAAAAGCACAAGAAACTGAAGCAACAAGTGGACAACGGGATCAGCAATTGATGCAGCTTACTAAACTTGCCAAGTTGACAGGGCGTAATCTTTCTGACTTAGCCCAAAGCGACATACAAACACAGGAGCTTATTGTCGATCCCATAGCTGTTGGAGAGGCGGAGGCCGAGCTTGCGCGTAGACCCGAAAGGCAAGCTGCCGATCCAGCTTCTTCGGTGTTGCGTCAGGAAGCCAAAGAACTTCGCTCTTCTATCAGAGAGAAAGACATGGGTATTGTTACAGCCACAAAGGAACTAGAAGCGGCTGGAACAAATGAAAAGAAAAGAGAAGTGGCGCAACAAAAGTTGGAAGAACTAACCATCCAACGCAACATGCTGGCTACCGATCTTCTTGGAATTGATAGCTATCTCTCCCAAACTGGACAAACAGAGCCAACTCCAGCAGCCGAAAGGCCCGAAAGAGAGCGCCCGTCAGAGACACAGATTGCGACAGCACAAAAAGCGGCAAATGACCCAAATCAAAGCGAATCAATTCGCAGGGCTGCTCAAAGATTTTTGGAAAATAACAATATTCCTATTGAGACCCAGACAGCGCCAACCCAAGCTCCAGCTACACGGGGGGGCACTACAGAGACCGCCCCAACAGCACAGGTCACACGGCCCCAGACAAGGCCAGAACCCACATTAGAAACCGTTGCTTCTGAGTCAATGATTCGGGATATGACTGATGAAGAAACGCTAGGATCAGAACTTGATCGTCTTTATAAATTGGGATACAAATTTAGTCCCAACAAACAACAGCGCGAACTTTATTCAAGGATTTCAAGCCAGCTTAAAGAAACAAGATCCTCAAAGAATAAGGAAAAATTTAAAAGGGCTGGTGAGATTCGTAAAAGAATGAACGAGATTGGCGCATTCAATTCAAATCCGTCCCTCAGAGAGGAATACATTAGACTACAACAAGAAAGAGAAGTATTATTGGGGGCATAATAAGTCATGGCCTCTAAAGATTTGTTGGAAAATACGGAAGACGAGTTTTCTTTTCTTCGGCCTTATTTAGAGGAAGAAGAGAAAGAAAAAGAAGACGAGATTCCAGAAGAATACTCGTTCCTTCGCCCATATCTTGAGGAACAGCCCCAACCAGAACCAGTTTCCGAAGCTGTAGAGATTCCTGAAGAATATTCTTTTTTAAAGCCATACCTAGAAGAAGAAGTTAGAGCAACGGCTAGACCGTCTTTTGTCCGCGCTGAAGCCCCGACACTAGAGTCTCTTGGGGTTACACCAATTAAACAGGCTCCCGAAGAAAGCTTTCTTCGTCCCCTAGCCGATCCCTTCCTTAATATTGGCGCTGGAATCAATGATGTAGTCAAGGGATTTTCCGATGCTTTCGGGGCCAATAATGCGGTCTCCCAAAATCTTGCCAAGAACTCCGAGTGGTATAGGAGTCTTCTTTCGGCGGGGGCCAAGGAGGATGCAGAAGAAATCGGTCGCATCATGCAGGAGGCCGAAGGGCAGGGTGTTCTGGCGGAAATCGGGGCTGGTCTCAAGGCGTTGAGCGTTGCTCCTGTAGACTTGGTTTCTCAAGGTATCGGATCTTTGATTCCCTTTATCGCCACGGCGGGTGTGGGTAAAGCGGTTGGACTAAGCAGGGCTGGTATTGCGGTCTTGCAGGGGGTGCAAGGCGGTGCCGTTGGTGGTGGTATTGTTAAGGGAGAAATTTACGATGCGGTCAAAGAGCAGCTAATCAACAGCGGAGTGGATGAAGCCAAGGCTGAAAAAGCCGCAAACGAGGCCCAAGCATACAATGGCAAGAACCTTGATCAGATCATGCTTGGAACGGGATTGGGTATTGCGGCGTCTGCCACTGGTGCTGAAGGTGCAATCCGTTCTTTGATCACCCGAAAAGTTGGAAAGGAAGCGGCAGAACAAGTGTCTGAGCAGGCTATCCAAGAAGTGTTGCGAACAGGATTTGTCAGGGGTGCGGTCAAGGATGGCATTGTCGAGACGGCCACGGAGGCTTTGCAGGGCGGTCAAGAGAGGTTGGCCGCGAACGTGGCTGTTGGCAGAGAGGGATTTGATGTTGAACCTATGCGCGGGGTATTTGGTCAGGCCGCACTTGAAGGTGCCCTTGGTGGTGTTCTTGGTGGCGCGGCTGGCGGTATTAGCGCGAAGGTAGAGCAACTTGGTATGCGCGAATCCGTAGCCTTGCGGGATGCCGCGAAGGCCGCACAAGAAGCCAAGCAAAGCAACGCCCCCGCCTCTGCTGCTGCTGTTGAAGAACAAATTGAACGGGTTGGCGAAACCCTTAATATACCAGCTACCGTTACCCCTCGCAGAGAAGGAGAGACCGACCAACAATGGAGGGCTAGGATTGAGCGGGAACGCGCCGAAACCCCCGAACAGCGAGTAGCCCGTCTCCAAGAAGAAGCTGCCGCAGCAGCAGGAATAGAACTTGATGAGGAGGGTGCGGGGCCGACCCCTACACAGCCGACAGTTCCTCCAGAAAGAATCAAGTCTGCTAGGTGGTTTGAGTCCGCCGCCCGCAATCGCCTAGAAGAACTCCGCAAGAAAGATGAGGAGGGACGAGAGGACTTCACCACCCAAGAGACCGAAGAATACACCTTCCTCCAAAGCAATCCGACACCAGAACAAATCGCGGAACGCTATGGCTATCAGGTCAAGCCCGCCGAACCCACAGTGGTAACGCCTACAGAACCCGCCACTGCCCCGACACCAGCCGAATCCCTGCTTACAAGAAAGTCTGAATTGGACGCCGAAGCAAAAAGACTTGGTGCCGATAATATCGCTTCGTTCAACTCAATGTATGCAACGAGGGAAAATCTTACAGAAGAGCAGCGCAATCTTTTAAATCAATATGGAGAATATAACAAACAAGTCGTTGAACTTGGATGGCGGGATGCGGCGAAACTGGATGATGCGGACTTTGGTAGGTGGGAAAAGATAAAACTCACAACCAAGCCAGTTTCCGATCAAGAACTTACGGATCTTGGAAAACTCTACTTGGCATTTAACGAGCGCGGCGAGACCCAAAAGGCCGAATCTGTATTGAAGTCGATACAATCTGGCAAGCGCAAAACAAACAATACTATTGATGGCTGGTTCAAGGCTACTGATGAAACACTAACTCAAGAAGAGATCGATACCATAAACAGAGAAAACCAAGACTGGAATGACTCTGTGGATGCAATGACCGAAATTCTTGGGAGGAAAACCCCGCCAGAAGAAATTTCTCCTACCGATATTACCCCAACCCTTACTACTCCCACAGTTCCGACTACCCCGCCTGTAACGCCAACCGCTCCCGCAGTGACTCCTCCCGCCGAGGTTGCTCCCGAAGTAACCCCGACCCCCGAAACCCCGAATCTTGAACCTCTACGCCGAGTAGCAAGAGCAGAACAAACAGAAGAGGATGTTTCGGGGTTGGTCGGTCAAGGACTAGTCGAGCTATACAACGGCCAACCAGTGATCACGCAAGCGGGTCTAGAGGCGTTGCCAGAGGCCGAGCGCCCAAGGTTGAACCCCGAAGCCCGAAAGATCCAAATCGACACAGGATCAAACGAAGTAGTAGCTGAAGCCATCTCCAAGAATCTTCGTATCGGAGTTGATCAGGTGGGAGCCAATGTGCGTATGCCCGCAGGCTGGACGCTGGTAGAGGATATCTATGTGCCGCCGACTCCTCAAGAAGTGGCCCCCGCCCCCGAAGTAAGAGAATCCCGCAGGGAACCCGCTCCCCTTACCCAACAAGACAGAGAGTATCTGGATGCGGTGGATCGCGGCGACACCGAAACTCAACAGCGCATTGTAAATGAAGCAGCGAGGCGGGGTGGCTACCAAGTTCTTCCGCTTTTTCACGGAACAGAAGCTTCGGTAATCAATAGGTTTAGGAAAAAACTCACTGGAATCTGGTTGGCCTTTGACAAGAAGATGGCAACTCCTAGCTCTGGAGAATATCCAACCACAGTCATTAATGCGTATGCTGATCTAGGAAGCAATCCAATAACATTAACCCCAGAACAGGTTAAAGAGTGGCAAAATTCTGGTAAGCCAAAAGATTGGATTAGAATTTTCCGCGAAAGAAACAGGGCGACAGCCATCGTTATTGGCGACTATGCCACGGTTGTATTTAAGCCATCTCAAGTCAAATCGGCAGACTCCGTAACCCGCGACAACCAAGGCAATATCATCCCTCCCAGCCAACGCTTCCAGCCCACAGAAGAAGATATCAGGTATGCCAGACGGGAGCCCTCCGTCGAGATGCGTCAGCAATACGCACCAAAAACGGAAGAAGAGCAAAAAGCTTTCGACAAGGCATCAACCAATAAAATTTTAGCGCGAAGCCCACAACTCGCAGTAGCTGCCGTCAGGATGAAAAACGGCGAGATCACTGCTGGAGACTATGCCGACTTGGTGGATGCCATTGATCCGTTTACGGCCAAAGGCCCAGATCCTGTCGCGACTGATGACAAAATCAAACAATACATTCAGAGTGATAAAGTCGGTAAGGTTGGATTGATTGACGAAAAAGGAAATCCCAGACTTCAAGAAGGTTCTGAATATGAGTTTAGAATAGATATTCCAACATATAACAGGTCAACAACGGCGGGAGATACGGTATATGCAATCACGGCACATCTTCCAGTTGCTGATGATTCCAAAACGGTTGGAGAGGTTGCTGCATTTACTGGCATAGCTAAAGTTACAGATCCGAGATTTATGACCCGCAATGTGCGAGAGGGCGGGGCGATAACCATTGCAACGGGTGCTGGCAAGTTCCGACTAGCAACCGTGAAGGGTAACTACGAACCAATCACCGATCTCCCAACAGACATTAATGACCCCAATGTCTGGACTGAGGTTGGATACAATCCGATCCGTTCTAGCTTCTTTGTAGACGTTCGCAGCAAGAATGCTGTGGTTGGTGGATCTGAAGCCATTATGGTTGGCTCCCGTGTGTTTGTTAAGGATGCAGTTTTGGAGCCTCGCCCAACTGGAGTCACGATGGGTGAGCGTTATGCCAAGATTCAGATGCCGCGCCCTGCTGGCATGGAGACCGAAGCAGTAGCGACCAAGCTTGAGTCTTTGGGGTTTGGGCGGGGTGGGATCGTATCGGTGGTCAATGAACCCGATGCCTCCTTTGAAGGCCGCACCATCATCCGAGACGGGAAGGTAGTAGCCATTGAGCTAAACGCCGCAGCCTTGAAAGACGATACTGCTATTGAGCGAGTTCTAAACCATGAGATTGCCGAATCCGCCAATGCCGATGGAGCATTGAATACTTTGGTTGCGGGGTTGACCCCGAAAGAAAGAAAAGAAATCAACGATGCCATCACTAGGTTGGGCTACGCAGAGAAGGCCAGAACCGCCGAGGAAGCCGCCAGAGCCGTCGAGCTACTAGCCGAAGGATGGAGGGGCAGGAAATGGTTTGATCGTGCCGTGGCGCGTGTTGAGGCGTGGGCCAACAAGCTGGGATACAAGCTTACCCGCCGAGCCGCCGAATACATCGCCGCCCGAAACATGGCGGAAGTAAATGACGCTTTCCGCAAGATGTCAACCGCTGATGCTCTTGCAAATCTACGGGGCGCAAGGAAGGTCAACTTCAACGGACTCCGCGCCGTCTTGATTCCTCCGAGCGAGATGGAGTTTGCCTACTCTATCGCCGCCTACCACGGAACACCGCATGAAATCAAGGGAAGATTCCAGTTGGCAAAGATTGGAACTGGTGAAGGTGCAACTGTCTATGGATGGGGGCTTTACTTTGCCGAGAATATCGATGTCGCCCTTGAATACAAAAACAGACTAGCAAAAGAATTGAGATATGCTGGTTCTGAATTCGACAATAAAAACCCATCGCATGTTGCGGCAGATAGGCTTGCTATGGGCAAATTTTATGGAAAGTCTCGCGAGGAAGTAATTCAAGAACTAGAAAATGATGTAGACTATTACGCAGATAACGAAAACACACAAGCCCAGCAATGGAGCCAGCAGATAGTTCAAATTCTCAGAGATAATAACGAAGCTAAAATAGAAAGGGTGGGGAATCTATACAGTGTTGATTTAGATGTTTCTGAAGATCAGTTGATGGACTGGGACAAGCCATTGAGCGAACAAAATCCAGAAGTCCGCAAAAAACTGGAGCCGCTTCTTCCGCCCGCGCTACAGAAGCCATTTGAGAAAAAAACAATCCAAGAACTCGTAGACGAAGATCCTACAATTCAATATGTCTACAGATATCGCGTAATGGAGGAAATGAACAAGACCTCATTTTTGGATATGTTCAGGGCATTACCCCAAGACGAAAGGGAATTCCGAGCAAAACAAAAAGTTTCCGAGGCATTTAGGAGTGCTGGTATTATTGGCATCCGATATCTTGATCAAGGAAGTAGATTCGCGCAGCCGAAAAAAACAGGATTCGGGTGGCTTGTGGATGACTATCGCGGATCAAACTATTTTAAAACCAAAGAAGAAGCAACTAAGTTTGCGGAAGAGGCTCAAACCAGAAACTACGTTATCTTTGATGAGGATGTGATCAGTATTACTGGGCGAAATGGCCAGCCCGTAGACATCCGCGAATCCCGCAGAGAAGACGGTATCCCCACCTTCTCCGAGGGAAGCCCCGAAGCATCTACTCTTTCTACTATGAAGGAGTCTATGGCCAAAGTGGATGCGGCGTCCGAGGCCAAAGGCGGCAAGCCCGAAACCTACAAGATCAGCGAGATAGCCTCTGTCTGGATGGATCAGGGCGGAGATGAGCGACAACTCCAAGACATGGTGACAGAGTACACCAACCTCACGCCAGCCAACGCCAAGAAGGTGGCCGATGCCATTGCCAAGCAATACGATATCCAGCAGTCCATCGCTACGGCATTCATTGAAACCCAAACGGGATTGTCTGTCGAAGCCCTGCCTGAAGGTGTAACACTCCCCAAGGAGGTTGACCCTGATCGCCCGAAGCCCGTCATGCAACGCCTCTTTGATGTGTTCATGGGTGTGCGCGTTCCCCCCGTCAAGATTCAGGTCAATGAAAAGACCGCGCTCAAACAGCAGATCCGACTAAAGGCAGCGGCCAATCGAGCAGCTAAAGCAGAGCAGAAGCGCACCGCAGAAGAGGTGGTTGAGATCATTAAAGCCATGGAACTGCTTGGCCCCGTGCGCCCGAAGCAGGTTCAGGCTCTGGCTAAACGTGCAGCCCGTGTCATTTGGACAAGCGAAAAGAGTGTTGAGGCTTTCTCAGAATACGCAGCCAAGGTTGTGGAGAATGCCAACTACGATGCAGATCTCCGCGAGGCAAAGGATGCACAGAAGCGAGCCAAACAACTTTCTACTCAGAAGAAGGTGGCGATGAGTCCGCAGCGCGAGGTTCTTGAAGATGTTAGCAAGATCCCTGTC